ACATAATCACCAACAAGCCCATCAAGATCACCAGGATCAAACTTATCATTATCATGATTCTTTTTAGCAGCAGCAAAAATATTTTTCCAATTAATAGACTTCTTTGGATATGGTCCGCCAATAACATCCTTGTCAAGAGCGATAAGTGCTAGAATATCATTCGGATCGTATGAAATATCCGAATCGATAAACAAAAGATGTGTGAAGCCAGACCGAAGAAATTCGTCTACTAAATAGTTACGAGCGCGAGTGATCAAAGATTCATTAAACAAAAAGGAAAATCTAATTTCAATACCATGTTTCTGGCAAATGCCCTGTAAATCAAGAGCAGCTTTTGTGTACATTCCGTGGCAGTTTCCTCCATACATCGGAGTGCAAACAAATAACTTACACTTTCTTAGGTCTTCAACTTTAATACTCAGTTCCATATTGGAGTGCTCCTCATTATGAATGTCAAAAAATATATTCTAGATCAGTGTTTCACCAAAAAAGGTAGTCTTAATAATCGGTCATGTCTCTTATCGTGGTGGGCCAACAGAGGTGACATTAATATATATAACACAATCATAGACGATACAAAATTCTTACCAATTGATTGCCTTTACTCTGAAAGACTTTATTCTATTACACATGATATACCAAATAGACCTACTTGTCAAGTCTGTAAGGTTGCTTTCGTAAAATTCAATTCATATAAAGAAGGATATTATCGATATTGTTCCACATTCTGCTCAACACAATCTATGGATAGAAACGATAAAATATCTAAAAGTCGTCAAAGCATAGACAAAAAAAAGATGGTTGAAAAGATGGTAGCCACTAACATGAGTCGCTATGGAGTAAAATTTACTACACAGGACGTATCGATACAGAAAAAAACACGAAAAACAAAACTCGAAAGATATGGAAATGAAACATATAACAATCTAGATAAAGCAAAGGAAACAAATCTGGCTAAATATGGAACTGAATATACATGTCTAGCCGAATCTGTGATGGCCAAGTCAAAAGATACTATAATGAATCGAACTCCTCAACTATTTGATCCCGACTGGCTAATACACAATAATAAAACGAAAACCCTGAGCGAAATGTCATCCGAATTGGGTGTTACATATAGAACTGTCTGGTTAGCATTTGATATGTTAGGATTAGAACCTATATTCTATAGACCAAAATATAATAGAATCGAGATGGATATTTACAATTTCATAACAAAGGAACTGGAATATACAGATGATGTTAGAAAAAATGACAGGACAATCATAGGTCCAAAAGAACTTGATATATATATTCCTGATAAGAATCTGAGTATCGAGTTGAACGGCATCTATTGGCACTCATATGATAGCAGGCCCACTTCTGTAGAGAAAAATCGGCATCTGCATAAAAGAAACTTGTGTATAGAAAAGAACATAAAACTACTCCAGATATGGGACACTGAATGGATAGAAAAGAATCATATCATAAAGGATATTATTCGCAGATCATTGGGTCTATCTAAAAGAGTCATATATGCTAGAAATACTTTTGTTCGACATGTCACATCCGAAGCATCAAATAAGTTTCTGCTCGACAATCATATTCAGTCTGGAAAAAATGCACGATATCGATATGGGCTTTACACAAAAGAAGATGAACTTGTATCCATAATGACTTTTTCCCGACCAAGATTCGACACTAATACCGATTATGAAATGATCCGATTCTGTTCCAAAAGTAATATTCATATAATAGGCGGTATCAAAAAACTGTATGCAGCATTTATCAAAGAGATTCAGCCAAATTCTGTAATATCATATTCGGATCGCCGGTTCTTTGCTGGTGAATCTTATATGAAACTGGGATTTGAGAAATCCACTCGATCAGATACAACGATAGATTATTTCTGGGTGAAGAACAATCGAATTATAAATCGTCTGAATACACAAAAACACAAATTATCGGCACTATTAGGAAACACAAACTTTGATGTGTTGTTGTCTGAAGACGAAAATCTATTCAAGAATGGATATAGAAAATTATATGGTTGTGGTCATGACACTTGGATATACAGAAAAAAAGGGGAGCAATGAAGCTCCCCTTTCTTGTCGCACATTAGAAAATATTACGCCGCGATGCGGTACAACATCTTCCGCACACCATTTACAATGCGAACATTGCTATAGATGGTATGACCTTCAACATTACGAAGATCGGAAATGCGCTTATGCACAGTTTCCTTCGTGACATTAGCTAGCTGGGCCAGCTTCGCTACACTAATACCCGAACCAGTGTTATACTGGCGAAGATACTTTGCAACACGAGAAAGCGCTGTGGACTGCTTCTTATTCGTATCAAAGCGATAATAAAGCTTCCGCTTTCCCTTTACAGTACGATAGTTGCTGTAAATATCATGACCCTCAATAGTGCGAAGATCAAAAACACGCTTTGCGACCGATTCGACAGGCATGCCAGTCAAATAAGCCAGCTTAACAGCCGAGATACCCTTGCCGGTATTATTACGGCGAAGATACTTGGCAACACGAGTAAGTTGAGACATTCAGTTTTTCTCCTAGATTAGCCGCTGTATGATTGATGATACAAGAAGATGACCAGCGGCTTAATTCATCATCTTCAAGTATTATAGCATGGTTTTTAGACCATGTCAATAGGGTTTTACGACTGGACACTCATTCCGTCGGGAGAGGGCATAATAGCGGATGTCGGCATGCCGTCACCGCGGAAGAGTCCTGGATGTCGGCACTTCTACAGGAATAGGTGCAATAGTTTCATCAAGTTTCTTATAAAGATCCATGAAAGCAGTCTTAGTATCAACATCAAATCGATTGAGGCAAAGCTGGATTGCTTTTTCACGATTCTGCTTGAAGATAGAATATGCTTCACAGATATGGACAAGGCGCCGTGTCGAAATAATTTCGGAGATAGCGCCCTCAAAGAAAGACTTTCGGACAACATCAGCCCATGACACAAGTTTTTCTGCAAATTCCGTATCTTCAATATTGAAAGATGCAAGGACATTTGTCAGAATCTTTTGCTCAACAGACAGTGCAGGATATTCTTGCTCAAGTGTAATACTGAACCGTTCAAGGAAAGCCTCATTCATAACATTAGTTCCGATGAAGCGACCATCATCAGAACCCTTGCCCTTAGTGTTAGCAGTAGCAACTACTGTAAAACCTGGCATCGGAGTAATGACTTTATTAATTTTCTTGAGATAGATCGGTTTGCCTTCAAGGATCGGCTGTAAGCACATAAGCTTATTCGAGCCTAGATCGACTTCATCAAGGAGAAGAACAGCGCCGCGTTCCATTGCGACAACGACCGGGCCATTCTGCCACACAGTCTTGCCATCAAGAAGTCGGAAACCACCGATCAAATCATCTTCATCCGTTTCGATTGTGATATTGACACGAACACACTCGCGGGACTCTTGACTACAGACTTGCTCGACCATCATAGTCTTTCCGTTGCCGGACAAGCCCGTGATATACATCGGATAGAATCGACCCGACTTGATAATAGTCCGAACATCAGCAAAATGCCCGAAAGGAACATAACCCTTTGCTTTGTCAGGAACAAGATTGACGGCTGAAGGAATATTCAGATTGATAGCAGCAATTGCCATTTCAGCTGAATTGATTGCTGCGGTCGGCACTGTTGGCATAACAGGAGCCAACACACTCTTTACACTCTTTTCATTCTTAATCTTAGGACGACCAGAGGCGAGAACATTCACAAGAGAATACATGCCGCGCCCAGCACGAAGATTGGGATCAAGAGTAAGCCAATTCGGATACGGAGTCTTTTTCTTAGCACAAACATTTAGGATCTGCTGGCGATCAATTGTCGCTATATCTCCAAGGACTGACTTTACAGCATCAAGGAATACATTGCGGTCAACAAGCTTAGGCATTTATTTCTCTCTTTCGTTCTTGATTATGTGTATATTCTAGCATGAATAGCCGAATATGTCAATCATTATTATCGCATAGCTGGTATGCTGGATTGCATACCGTGTCGCTACTTACAGTTGTGTTCCGTATCATTTGCTATTTCCAGCAATTTTCTTCATGAACCGATTGATAAGAATTCGATTGACTGATTTCCTTTCAGAGAATTTCTGGAACTCTTTGGCAATCTTGCTCCGTGTCATGCTTGAATTGACATTCAATTCCGCATCACTATCATCCCGCTTTTTGGTATTGATTACATAATATTCATCATAACCTTCATTCGGAACATTTACAAACCTATCATTCTTCCATGATGAAGAAATATCTTCTTCATACTTTGCGTTTTGTAAATCAGGAAAGAATCTATCTTTCATTTTCTTATACTTGAGAGGGCAAAGAAAGAATCCCACAAGATTAGATTTGGTCCGCTCTTTCAGCATATCAAGCAAGGTTGTAGTGACGGCCCGATAAGAGCAGTAAATGCCGGCATTGCCTTGTACCGAAAGCACATATTCTTTTTTAGTCTTAGTATCTTGGATAATAATCTTTGATCCTTTCCGATAACTTTCACTCGTTACCTGACTTGAGTACCGAATAGGATCAGAATCGCCGTCAGTAAGGAATACTGTATTGACAATCTGAACTTTATTCTTTACACGGAAATCATTAACAATTTTATCCGCAACATAGATAGTCTGATTTAGCGGAGTCGATGACATCGGATCGAGCGCACTATATCCCACAGACATGGACCAAATATACTTATAAGCACTATTCAGTTCTACGGTATTCATCCGTGATGAAAGAATATTCCGTAACTTGAAATTATCAAACACATTATGATTACCAGATTTAGGTGTGAAACACTGCCCAGTTACTGATACATTATGTGTCGGAACACGGAACAAATACACTTCGAAAGGTATCTGAACCCGCTTACAAAACATAGTAAGGCTCATAAGTTGCTTGATTGTATACCGCAAATTAGCAGTCATTGATCCTGACCAATCAAGGAAAATAACAAAGCCGTGATTTTTACCCTGGGGGACAACAGAAAGCTTGCGGAAGATATCTTCATTATACTTATAAGAGTGGAGTTTATTCGTATCGATTGTTCCAGTCTTTGCAATTGAAATGCGCGAATATATATCAGCAGATTTTCGCATCTCGAATTCTTTGGCCATATATGACACAGTTGGATTTTCATCCGACATAATCTTTTTGATCATATCAGCGATATTTATCTGAGAACTTAATTCTTTTTTGCTGAACTCAATAGCATGTTGGGCCAATACTTTTTTATAATCATCAATGATGTTTTCATAATTAGGAGTGGGCAGATCGATATAAATATAATTCACATCACTATTAGAAAGAATCGTTGATTGATTTTCTTCCCAAGCATTATCAGTTTCAGAGTTAGGAACGAACTCATCATCTTTTTCATCAGCATCTGGATCAAATAAATTTTTGGTGTCTTCACCAGACTCTTCACCATCATCATCTTCCAATGACATCTCTTCAGTATCAGTTTCTTCTTCCGAAGCTTCGCTATCAGCATCTTCTTCATAGAAGTCATCTTCGGCTTCCGTTGTGCCCTCATCACTATCATTAGATGAAGAATCTTTTTCTGATTCTTTTTCCGATTCTTTTTGCTTTTCACCCTGAGCCTTTGCCCAAGCATAAATTTCTTCGGTCAAATCAATGACTTGTTGGAATGTTTCAGTTTCTCCAACGCGATTTACAAAAACACGCTCTTCAGGAGAAAATGAAATATTAGAATGAATTGAACCACCTTTATAGTAGATATTGAGTCGATCAATAAAGGACAATGTATTGACATCTTTCTTTGAAGTGCCAAAGAAATCTCGGCCAATCAGTTCTTTATATCCGATAAGATAATTGCGGCGCGAACCAGGATAACGGCGTTTCTGCCGCTTATCAATTCGAGCATCCTCAATAACATTCATAAAACTCTTGATAGCAGATGAATATTTCTTGCTATCATCACCATGAAGCTTCTTGGCAATATTCTTGATAGTATCAAGCCAGGCTTCACAAGGAGTATCAAGAGCATGACCAACTTCATGGACGATAAGCATGTCCCGGAGATCATCACTAATTCCTTTCCATACAGGAAGGACAAGGACTCGGTTCTTAACATCGAATGAAGCAGTCTTGGCTGAAGGCGACTGCCGTATATCAATATTTTCCGTAGCAAGCAACTTGGCTAGCTGGGATTTCGTTTCAGGTTCTTTGGTCATAAGCATATATTCTTGTCCCGTCTTTATCTTGATTATGACTATATCATATCAGATTGGTGGGCATCCACAAGAGATATTATTGCATACCTGCTATGCAGGAACGCATAGCTTATTGAAATTATTTGATAATTTCCTTCATTTTTTCATCGGTAATTCCGCGTCCATAGGAATATGATTAATCATATTCCGGAATATGATTTTGCCATTCTGATTTTATCTTGGGAAAAGGTGACTATAGCTCCTGTGTCTAGTGCCACAGTCCACCAGTAATCATCAACACCAGTTTCAATTAAAATAGCATATCCTCGTCCTAAAGGAGTTTCGACCAATATAGATTCATTAAGTTGTATTGTGTTCATTTGTATTTCATCCTTTATAATTATTAACTAATTTCATACCATAATTATTGACTTTAGGAAACTTGCTTATATCGATGCCGGGTTTGAACCGAAGAGCAGTGGCCTTGAAAGAATCATAATTGACATAATGGTGCCAACGATCATATTTCCATACCATTCGTGCAACATCAGGATGCATATCAACAAGCATTTGAGATTTATTGATAGTGCCGACAGGATTCAATGTGCCATCTCGCCATTTTTCTTTTTCTAGATTACCTTCTTTATGATAAAATTCTTCTGTATTTCCACCCTTGACTGTTTGTGTCGCTGCTTTACCTTGAAGAAAAGCATTGAATTGAATCGTGCAATCACCGTCTTTTAATACTCGGAGACAAATATCTGTATCTTCATTATATCTACCGCGCCAACGATGCTTACATTTATTATCAATCAGAAGTGTAGAATATATTCGTGTATTAGTTACGAATGGTGGATATGATTGATTGGGTGCAATGAAGAATCTATATTGAAATCCAGAGATAGGCACATTTTCGTATCTATCAATGAAATCTTCCGCAGCTTTGAATATCACACCAGATTCAACACGAATTCGTAGATTTTGATGAAGCCGATAAAAGTCTGAGATATTATCATCTAGCACCCAATGTTTTTCAGCGCCGATAGATATTGCATGATCCCAGCACCAATTTCGCGCACGGCCAGGTCCATCACCATGATTACTAAATGGTGCAATTAGCAATGTTACATAATCACGGATATTGAAATTATCTAATGCTGCTTCATAATTGTTTTCATCTTGAGGTTCAATAGTAATATAATGAGGCACCTTCATCCTTGAGAGTGATCTTGAAGTGATCATCGTTTCATGACGACCTTTCGAAATGATATAAACTGGACTTTTTGGATTTGTCATTCTTCAATCCATCTCTTTAGAGAATTAGCATCTCTGTCTAAATGTGGATACCATAAACTTTTTGTTTTATCTGCGATTCGTTGTTCATTATCAATCTTATTATAATACATTTCAGAAAACTTATCAAAGTCTTCTTTATTTCTGAAGTGAATATATATTGTCTTGTATGTTGGATTATTCTCTTGTTCGAATTCAGGCATTCCTACCCAATGATTCTTTTTTACATTCATATTAAGAATGTCTTCTTCAATGGGAAGACCATGAGACTTAATTGTCTCTTTCTTTCCTACATAGTTATCATAACTACTAGTTTCTTTCACTTCTGAAATCTTATCTGCCATAATTATCTCCGCTATATTGTAATGCTACATTATATACTATATCGATCATAATGTCAATCCTCTAAATTATCAAACTACTAAAATTCTTTACCTTTTCGAATCGATATACTTTCTGGAACTTATCTAGCATTTGATCAGTTTTATGTGAAATCACAAATACATTCGAATCACCGGTCATCGCCCACATAATTTTCATTAGTTCGTCTGTTCCGTTAAAATCGAGTGAACCGTCGAATACTTCATCAAGAATCAGAAGATTACAGTTCACACTATTCCTCATTTTAGCAATAGCTCTCCATGTCAGTAGAAGTGCTAAATCTATCCGCGTTTTTTCTCCCTCAGAGAAATTATGATATGAAAATTCATCTCTATATCTAGATTTGATCGTTTCTTCAAATTGCTCATTGATATTGAAGTTAACAAAGAATCCCATTTGAGCTAGATATTTGTTGATTAGTTTATTGATTACAGGAAGATATTGCTTGATAATCTTAGTCTTGATACCACCATCTTTTAATAGGTTGATAGAAGTTTCGATCAATATTCTATCATTCAATAATGCTTCTTTCTCAATCTTATATTTCTCCAATTCGTCCACAACCACAATCAATTCTTTTTTATTATTAATAAGTGTATTATCCGAATGCTTAATTCTATTGATATCATCTTCAATATTATTGTTTGTCGATACGATTGCTGACAGTTTCGTTTTATTAGATGTAATATCATTTTTGATATTATTGATTTTACTAATGGTTTTTTCTATTGTGGTAATATGATCGACACATTTATCAATCTCGGTACCAAGCTTAGTTAGCCCATCCTTGAATTCATCAACCTTTGTTATCGTCTCAATAATAATCTTATCTTTGAAAGATTTGACGATTGGTTGCCGACAAGTTGGGCAATCATCATTATCGCAATAGAATGATATTTCTTTCTGAGCCCGATTTAGATTATTCTCTATCTTTGAATGAAGCGATATCAACTTACTATGCTTGGCCTTTTGTATAGATTGATCTTCGATATTAGATAGTAATGCATCCCTTTGTGTTTCAAGGGATGTGATTTCTACCAGTATATCCTTATATTGATTTTCATTTTGAATAAAAGATTCTCTCAATTCAGATTCTCTTAATTCATTATTCTGCTCTAGGCTTGTGATATTCTTTTCAATAAAAGATTTCTTATCTAGTTTACCAATATTCATAATGCGATTTTGATCAATGTTTTCTTTATTGATCTGAAGCTTTTGTTTAGCAACTATATTCATCACAGAGAAAATTTGAATATCCAACAAGTCTTCAATAACCACCCTTCGCTCATTAGGAGTCAATTGCATGAACGGTGTGAATGATGCTGAACCAAGAATAACAATTTGTGTAAATGATTTCAAAGTCATTTTGAGAATGACCTTTTCCAGATAGTCTTGATAATCTTTGGATGCAGAATCTTGATTGATCATGATATTATCACAATAAATCTCAAAGATATTAGGCTTTATGCCACGAACAATTTCATAGTTCTTATTGTTTGTAGAGAATGTGATTCGGACTTCACAACCTTTTTCATTGACTGAATTAACAAGACTGCCTTTGTTTATCTTTCGGAACGGTTTACCAAATAAAGCGAATGTTAATGCGTCCAAAATAGTTGATTTACCAGCTCCATTTTCTCCGACAATCAATGCATTTTGATGTGCATCAAGTTGAATTTCGGTAAAAATGTTGCCAGTTGAAAGGAGGTTTCTCCATTTGATAGTTTGAAATTTTATCAATCTACTGTTTCCAATGCTATAGCTTCATTATAAATGTCTAACATATATGTCTTCATAATAGCAGAATCAACAGGTAATGTCAAGCCATCAATATACTTTTTTAGTATCGTTGGAGTATCCTCAGACTCATCCACTTCATCATTAGGATCATTTTCGGTAAATGTAGAAATGTCCTCTACAATAGAAATATCTAGAGGAGATGCTTTATAGATTTTATCAAGGAGCATATCAAACGCATAAGGATTTGTCTTATTGACACATACAATCTTAACAAAGCAATTATTATATGTATTGTAATCAGTAGCATTTATCTTCTCGATGATATCAGGATGTTTGACATCATCATATGATATCATTCTGAATATGATGTTTTCATTCTTATGGAATACCAATTTGCGAGTTTTCGTATCAAACACATGAAACCCTCTTGGATCATTATAGTCTGACCAGGTATACTCAGCAAAAGCACCAAGATAATGTATATTGTCGCTAGTGGACTTATGATGATAATGGCCGCTAAAAACCATGTCATAGCGATTAAAAATGCTCCTGTCCATACCATGATCAGATACAGAACCTCTAAACATTTCAAATCCATTAAGTTCGAGGTGCCCCATAAGAATTTCAGCAGGGGAAGATGATATTGCTTCCATCGATTCAGCATGATTAGACTCCGTTATCCATGGCACAAGTTGAATATTCAACTCATCAATATTAATTAATTCGGGTGTAGTATATGTTTTAATATATGAATATCTATCAGTTACAATTTCATCAAGAGAATTAATGATATGAGTGTTCTTATATGTTTCATCATGATTACCAGCAATAATGATCGTGGGTATTTTCTTTTGTTGAATAACTTCCAAAAAATCTATTCTGCATCGATTGGCTGTTTGAAAGTTTAAATACTTTCTTCGATCAAATAAATCTCCTAGATGGATAATATGAGATATATTATCATCCTCTATGACTTTCCAAAATGTCTCTAATGACTTTTTAAAATAATCATAAAAGACTGGAGAATCATTTCTGATCCCCCAGTGGGTATCCGTTATAATAGCTATTTTAGCCATATGATTACTTCCTGTTTTTGGAAATATTAGTAACCATAAGTTCGTTATCATACTTTTTAATTGCTTGATCGACAGCCTTGGTGATCTGGCCTAGGCGAGACCTAAAGTTTCCTCGAATGTATAGGTTATCATTTTTATTCAACATCTGGTCGATCAGACTCTGGACTTGGAAAGGCAACTCCACACCAACATCATTATCATTCTTCATATTAGTCTCCATAAAAATTTTGTAGATTCTTTTCCATTTTGATTTGTTTACGCTTGAGTTTCTTGACTTCTTCTTTTTTTTCAAATCTGCTCATAAAATCATTGATATTATCATACATCTGGACAGGCATTACATTCCCATCATCACTACTATCTAATCTACCTATTGTATCATGTCCGGCGTGGTTGTCAAGCCCAAAATCATTTCTACCATGAATAATTGTATGTTGAAAGTTCTTACACATAATATATCTATTCTTTTCTTCTTTATTGATTCTGCGTAGAAAAGCATAATATATTACTTGAGTGAAATAAGCAAATGGATTCTGCCCTATCTGTGGATCATAATCTTTGAAATAAAGAATACAGTTTTCGATACCATCCGATACCATTTCTTCCCTAAATGAGTAGTTCATGAAACAAGGTTTTGTAGATAGATTATTAGCAATCTTGAAAATGCATTCTCCGATATAATTAGTAATTCGAGGGTCTTGAAGTCCAGCCGAGCGAGCTTCACTAAGTTCTTTTTTATATACTAATATTTCTTCATAGAACTTTTTATTATCTACATAATTCTCTCTTTTCTGCTTCATTATCTCAAATCCCTCTTGACAAATGCTTGACATGCTGTTATATTAGCTATGTGCTGTGGTGAATGAATGATATTAGATGTTAGTAAGATTATTCAACTTTTTAATCTGCTTATCAATAACTTCTTTTCGATTTGGCCATTTAATCATAGGCTTATCTGGATCTCTTGATAGATTCTCAAGAAATGGTAGAAATATCTTCTGGACAGCATGTAATCTATCTTTTAGATCAGCAACTTCTTCTTCCATAGAAGAATACACTGGTTGATTGATTTCATTCTCATCAGTGAATGTGAAACCAAAATCATTATCATCGTTCACATCAAGATAATTATTCTTTTTTATCACAGTTGGTGACACCATTAATGTAGTTTCCTTTTATTAGTTTTAAACTCATCCATAATCTTTTGGAGTGCTTCTAGGCCATGATCTTCTCCATCATTCAATATATCATCAAATTCAATGTCTCTATTATCATTCTTCATAGATTCGAAGTGTTCTAGGCATTCATAATAATGTTCTACTAGACCAGCAGCAGGTTTAGCTAATGTCATAACATCCTCAGTATTAATATTAAATTCTTGAACATCACATATTCTGGTAAATACCCAATGCATCAATGATATTGTCATGCTAGGGCCAGGTTTATTATTCATCATATAAACAATTTTCATAGGATTAATAAACATATAAGAGTGATTATCATTATCACTCAATTCGATCACTTCAGATATAATATCTTCACCTGTAATCATTCTTATATACTTCACATTATCATTATTTTCTACAGGTTTATTCATTAATATTACCCCTTAAGTTCTATCTTATATATCTTAAAAGTAAATCTTTCTTCACTATACAACTTTATTCTCTCAGCAAAATGTTTGATAGTATAATTCTCTTTTTTCTTATATCTCATATCATCTGCGATATCATACAAAACAGCTTTATCTTTAGTATCTGAAGTTCTTAAACCACGACCAATAGACTGGAGCACTCTTATTCTAGATTTAGAAGGTGAAGCAAAAATGATATTATGTAGATTTCTGATGTTAATCCCTGTGGAAAATGTACCTACCGATGCAACGATTATAGATCGTTTTTCATTTTCTACGATACTCCTTGTCTGTTCTCTGACTTCTACATCAGTGCCTCCATGAATAAAAAATATCTTATAGTCGGGTAATCTATCTTTAATAATATCGTGTAGAATTTTACCATGCTTTTCAACATATGTATATAGCAATAATGTATTACCTTCAAGCGACATTGCTAGATTAGCAATAAATTTATTTCTAGCTTCATTTAATACAAGATATTCGATCTCTTGTTGATATGTAAAATTCTTTGCGGCCTGGCAAATACTATCATTATGTTTTAGCAATAAGCATTTAATATTGAATTCAGCAAGGTGTTTTTGATCCATCAACTCTTTGGTAGACACTACTTTATGAACAGTGCCGAATAGACCTTCTAATACGAGTTTATGTGTTTTTGTTCCGTCTAATGTGCCTGTTGTGCCTATTCTGTATTTAGCATTCACTAATTTCGTCATTATTTCAGTGAGCGATAGTGCTTTAAATTGATGTGCTTCATCCCCTATAACCAAGTCAAACGATTCGAAATATTTTTTAGGCATTTTGTAAAGGGATTGCCATGTGCTGATCGCGACCGGTTTATCCGATTCTTTATCTTGGCCTCCAAATATTCTATGAACATACTTATCAGATTCAAAACCATAATCGGCAAAATCAGTAGCCAATTGACTAACCAAAGAAATAGTTGGAACAATAATAAGAGTGCGTTTAACATTGAGATACCTCGTTATTAAATATATGATTAGTGATTTGCCAGATGCTGTTGGTGACAGGAGTAATGTTCTCCTAGTTCTAATAGCATGAACAAAAGCGTCGATCTGATAATCTCTTGGAACAATCTTATCAGGCAAGTTTAGAGTTTTGATGAATTGCTCAGCCTCAGTAAGTGAAAACTCTTCATCATAAACTTCATTTTCATATTCCCAATCATACTTTCGTTCTTCACAGAATTTAACTATGTAAGGAACAAGGCCGCGATAGATTTGTCTATTTCTAACATTGAACAGTCGTATTTTCCCGTCCCATAATTTAGCCCTGAATTGAGGAGTAAACTGTGCTCCCGGTACTTGAAATGTAAATTGCTCACGGAGTTCATATGATACTCCTTCGGTACAATCAATCTGAACATAAGCTTCATTCACATTTGATATGACTATTTTATTATTATCCACGTTTACAATTTTCACCGTGATTGTGTCTTACGAAATTTTGAATATTCATAGTTTTACTGCATACTTCACATGTTTTTTCAATATTCCTATACCTAGGAACATTTGGATTATTCTTATAAAATTCTTTCAAACTATTAGAAATTCCCGCAGCCAGCTTCTTCCGAGCTTCCGGATCTTCCCATCGTTTTTTCATAATGGCAGAAATCTTATCACGAGTTTCTTGCTTACGCATAATAACAGAATGTCTATCACGAGCGTCTTGATCGGCGTAATATAATATTAAACTTTGCGAAGTTTTCTTCCGAGCTTCCGGATCTTCATAATATTTTATTCCACTTAAAGATTTCTTATTACGAACTTCTTGTTTATTATGCGCGATAGCATGCCTAAGACGAACTTCTTCAGTAAAAAATAAATTAGGAAACATACCAGCATTTAAACATTTACCACTATCTTCATACAGACCATATCTGGTACGTGCTTCTTTAATCAACTTTATTTCTTTAGCACTAAGATTTTCATGATTTTTTTTATTATAAGGCAAGCCGATTATAATATCTTTTTTGATTGTCTCAGCTTGGTCCCACAGACGCTTGTATGTCTTAGGTGAACCCAGATATTCAGTATCATCTTCTGGTTCACATTTACATGTTCTTATGCCAATATAATAATACGGTTCTGCGTCTTTCATAGTAAGTGTGACTCTATATAGATAAATGTGTTTATTCATATGAATCACTTTCCGCCTGTATAAACTTCCCACTTGATGAAGTTTCCAAGTTGGTATGTTCTGCTATTGATTTCTTTAAGGACAGAAGTGCAGAAGTCAACTATTTCTTGATGAATAACTTTCTTGAGTAGAATATTATTGAGTTCTGCATCCGAATCAAGATACATCGGAATATCTTGCCTTAGAACCCTTTTGGCCCATGGCTCGTATCCATACTTTTCTAAGTCTTCAGTGTTGTTTAGATCACCACCGAAATACTGAAACTTGATAAATTTAAGTTTGTTATAATCTGAAAGGAGCTTCTTGCATACAAGATTGTGGTGTGTTAGAATACGAAGATATTTTGCATGAAGTGAAGATATCTTAGCAGTTTCTTGCCCAGGTTCTGTTTCATCAACAACAGCATCTTTAATCCACATTTCCATCAAATCGTCTATAGCCACTGGTGGTTTCATAATAACTCCATGTATTCATATGTAAGGAAATAATATAATGTAATTATACACTATTAGGAGTAACTTGTCAATCACAATCTGTCTAATTGATAATAATCGTATCTGAATGTTATATCTGCGGTGAGTGTCGTATCTGCATTGTCAGCAACATTGAAATTAACAGCACCTAATGTGAGTGGATGGACATTGATGAATTTTAATCGGATATTAGGAATGTTAGCATTTGTGTTGATCGTAAGAATAGCATCATGATATACCATAGCCCTAGAATCTTTATATCGGATATACTCAGGGAATTCTGTAGGCTTAGTCAGCGATACAAGCCATTTATATGTTTCTTCCCATATCCGCATATCTTCATCAATGATAGCATTTACTGTTAGTTCATCAAATATAAGTTTATCACCATGCCGGTATGTATTAGAAAAGGGAGTTTCTACTGGAATGGCCGATGTAGAGATTGAAGGAACAACAGCAGTTTGACAAAAATACCGAAGGAATGGCATAGTGGGAAATACAAGAGTGAACTTCGTTGGCTGAAGTAATGATGTATTATCGGGTATCTTTGTAAGGAGTGATTCAGTTGTCATTATGTGTCACTTCCACTTCCTTTGACGCTGCTTAATGGATCGCTCTGTGAATTAAATTTCATTCTATGTCTTGCAAAAACTCTGCCATTATGGCTGAAAGCTACGCCTTGCCCAGCTTTATCAACATGAACTCTAATCTTTTCAGGATTAGCTAAAATATGTTCATAGTGCTGGGAAGGATCGATACTGCTATGGCTATATTTACCATTTGTGCCAGTAGTAGAATGTCTCATGTGATTTCCTACACCAGCTTCTTGAGCAGGAGTTGGGAAAGCCTTTAAAACATGCTTTCTAATATGATCTATCAACTCTTTTTGAGTTTTACCTTTAAGAGCACTGTGTAGATGCCTAGCCATTTTATCAAGCACTGTGTTATTCATATCTTTGATTTTATTTTTATTGTGCGTAGTAGTATTTCTATGCCAGTCTTTTCTTTCTGCAACACTCATAGTTTTAATTTTAGGAAATTCTTTGTGTATAGATTTTCTATGTGCTTCTAAATGTTTACCTGCTCCATAAGTAGTTTCTTCTAAACCTGGATTGGAAATAGGAACTTTTTTAGATTTATCGGATACTTTGAGACTTACGCCTGTGTGTCTACCACCACCATGATGAATTACTATATCAGAAGCATCTTGTTGCTGAGAAGCTTCAATTCCCGTGGATTTCTTAATATCTCCAGGCTTAGAAGTCCAGTGTACGTCTTTTATTTGTTTTTTACCTAATCGTTTTTTGATATCTTCGGCAGCAGACTTTGCTCTTCTATTAATTTCATTATACTGCTCAGGAGTTACTTTAGCTCTGTTATCATCATGAGCTTGTTTGGGAGTTCTATTAGCATCGTCATTATGTCTGACCATATGCTTACCGCCTCTAAGATGACGGCCCACTAAAAGCTCATGAAGAACACCTTTAGGATCATTGCCTACTTTTTCATCAGTAGTCTTTTTGATTACTTTATTTCTTTCTTCCAAAAATTGTTTGAATGTTTTCATAACTTAACAGTTCCATTTTCTGAGCGACTTATTAATTCTCGAATCAGGATCATTCGCTGTTTTGGCTGATGTTAGTTTACTCTTCATCCCAGACATTCTAGCACAAAAAGATTTACGGCGATTTGCTGCTTTAGATCCTTTTTTCAATTTAGAGGGAGGAGTTGTAACAGCAGTTTGTAAATGACTGCCGGGATGTTCTCTTCGATAGGCCATGACGCCTGACTTTTTTAATCCACCTGTTGGATTCTGATGTTTAACGTCAGACCAATCTTCTTCTAAAAATTGTTTGAATGTTAGCATATATTAGTTTCCTGTTCTTTCGCTAAAACTGGACCAGTTTTTTTAAATTTCAAAGCAAATTTCATGAAAGCCTGTGAGATTTTTGGATGTTTATAAGGATCTACACCAAAAGACTTTGTATGGAGAGCAGGCGGAAGCTTTGCTGAGTCATGAGTATCCACATCTACAGCTAAAGATTCATGAACAAATTGTTTAAATGTTAACATTAATTGTCTCTCATGATTGTTACCATGATTGTATTTATGTAATCTGAGAATACACTAAATAGAGTTGAAGATGCCTGTCACGATGCGCCAACATCCACAGGCTCTAACGCTAAAAAGGAGCGCCAGCAACATGACTATTTATTATCACAAACACCACATCATACCTCGCCATATGGGCGGTACCGATGATCCATCAAATCTCATCAAAGTCAATATCGCCATGCATGCCTTTCTTCATAAATTATTGTGGAAAGAACATAGTAATCAATATGATTATATAGCTTGGAAATGTCTGAGTGGCCAAATAACAAATGAAGAAGCAAACAGATTGTCCAATGTTCATTATCATATCGGCAGAGATCCATGGAATAAAGGGAAAAAAGGTGTACAACAATCTACAAAAAAAGGTCAATCCCGTAGTGATGAAGAAAAGAAAAAAATAAGTGTTGGCACTAAAGAGGGTATGAAGAAGTCTAATAAGAAACTTGGCGCTCCAAAGGGTACCGTTCCGTGGAATAAAGGAACAAAACAATCTCCACATTCGAATGAACTGAAAAAGAAAATATCAGAGGGTGTAAAGAAATCTAATGACAAAAAAAGGGGAGCAGTGAAGCTCCCCCTTAAGTAGTCGTTTCTTATTATAAGAATATAGTCTCAAGTGAGGTTTTTCACACGGAATATTCTGTAATAAATATTTGCATTGCTAGCAGTATTACGTTCACCAACAACACCGTCACCAGCAGTTGTCGCAAACGGATTTGCCACCATTCCATACCTTGTCTTGAACCCGATTTTCGGCTGGAAGGTATCTTGACCAATTGCACGAACCATCTGGAGAGGAACGTATGGGCAATAGAATAGGCCTGCATCATAAGGTGAAGTGCCCTTATAACCAACAGTGACTAGTTCATCACCATTGCTTGAACCACCAAAATATGGATCGACGTAAACCTTGATGCGACCATGGAGCATACCAGCGAAGGTATTGCCAGTGTCGTCAACATTTAGATTAGCCTGAAGTGCTGGAGTATAATCCAGAACGCCTGCCATTGCCATTGCTGAAGCAACATCTGAAGAAACGATCACGATGTTGCCCTTGCCGCGGCGAGTAGCCTTAGCAATTGCGTTAGCATCACGCTCGATCTGGAAGATTAGGCCCTTGAACTTCTCAACTGACCAACGGCCATTTGAATCTGTATCAAGATCGAAAGTACCAGCGGTTGTAGTACCGTATGCAGCGCCGAGTGTTGCTGACCGATAAATTGTACGAACAACTTCACGGTTGATTTCAGCAAGAATCTCAGTTGATAGAATGTTAGCAAGTTCAGTCTCAGCATCTAGACCATGAACGGCCTTAAGATCCTGAGCAAGTTCCATGGTATACTCTGCCTTGAGTGCGCGGCTTCTAGCAGTAACAGTGACCTTATCAATGCTGAATGCCATTTCACCGAAGCCATTTGAAGAAGAATCTCCAAGAGCTTCAGCTTGAGCAGTTGTCATACCCTTGCCAGTAACGAAAGAACCGGAATCGCCCAGCCCCAGAACTGGGTTGGTGTTACCGGCTGGGTGTGCACCGACGCTACCGAGAGTAAATGCATTGTTCTGTGAAGAGAATGCAGTATTAGCTTCGTTGAATAGTGCTTCGACACCAGTCTGATTGGTCATGCGTGACTTCATTGCGAAGATAAGCCCGGTTGGGCCAGTCATTGGCTGAACGCCGCAGATATCATATGCGATGAGGTTTGGTAGTGCGCGGCGAACCAAGCTGATTAGAATTGGATCATAGCTACCGATTGCAGCACCAGTAGCATTAGCTGGTGCTGATTCGAAAAGATTTGACTGACGACCTTCTTCAGCCATAGCCTTCTCTTGATTTTCCAGAACGAGTGCAGTAACAGCACGGCGATATGGATCCTTAATTGATGGTAGCCCGTTAAAGTCTAGGACGGGTGACCACTTAGTCTCTAAGGTTTCTGTTAAATACATAGTTTTAGTACCTTTCTTATTATGCATAAAGTAATTTTACTTTATGCCCTTTGTGTTGTTTTCTATTTTGTATGCCATATGCTACTGATCTTAGAGCAAATTCGCATAAATTGTTTTCTTTCGCAAACTTTCTTAAGTTATTTATAATTTTTATTTCTCCATTTGGAAATATTATTTCCCAACTTTTAGCATTACAAGTTAACTTTTCTTGATGGTCTTTAGTTCTGGTCGATTTTTTAACACCTTTACGTTTAATACTCATTCTTTTTTTAGTATCTTCAGAATGTTTTGAAAACCAACCATCACCACCATCTGTTTTATTTAATAGAATGCCAATTCCTATATCTTTTCTACCATACCAACGAATATATCTTCTTTCTAACGCACACGCACCAAGATTAGTTAAATCAGATTCCATTACAACTCTTAAAGCCTTATTTTTAGGAATTGATAAACCTTTATGTTTTTCGTTTATCCTGTTATTTTTACCTTTTCCTATATAATAAGGTGTTAAATCTCTCTTTCTTAAATAAGCATATATATAATACATACTGATACCTCCTTTTTAGGTATTAGAGCGGGCGGGTGTTACAGCACCGTGGCCCGCATTTATTAGTTAGGTAGTTTCCGACCAAGAGTTTGTACATATCGAGCCATTGGGCCTTGTAGATTTTCATTAAGCACGCGGCCATCAGGGCTTGATTCTATTTCCGCTCTATCAAGTGCTAAGTTACCTTCGCCTGTTGATCGAATTGGGAAATAGTTCTCTCTTAGTGTCATTATCTTTTTTGCAAATTCGCCCTCAGAAGTAAATTCAACGCCTTCTGAAAGTGTCTTAAGCTTTTCAGCCTGAGTATCAGTTAGCCCATCACAAGCATTAGCTAATACTTCAAACTGCTTTGATTCGCCGAGTGTTTTATTGAGATGAACATTTCGGCTAATTTCTTCGTTGAGCTTGCTCTCAAGTTCTGTAACTTTTGATCCTAGCTCTTCTATGACGGAAACCTTATCTTCTGGGATATCGATATAGTTCTCTGCGAAAAGTTGGCGGAGACCAGTGATAAAGTCTTCGGTTAGTTCTGTGCGAAGGCCATTCTCGATAGCAACTTCGTTTTCTGTAACCCATTGCTCAACAACATAGTTGAGATAATCATCAACATTTGAAGAAAGATTCTCAGTGATTTCCTGGACTTGCTCTTCAAGTGTCTCAGCATATGCTTCTTGGATTTTGACTAGTTCCTCTTCGACCTTCTGCTGAACAGCAGCTTCGAAGATTGTTGTAGCCTTTTCCTTAAATTCTTCTGAAAGGTCTTCACCCTGAAGGAGTGCTTCAATGTGCTCGGACATATCAATCTTAGCAACTTTCTCTTGAGCTATTTCTTCATTTTGAACAGACTCTTCAGCAGTATCTTCTGATACCATTTCAAAGTTTGCTTCGATAGCTTCAGCGATCTGATCTTCGGTTAGACCTTCAGCCATCTTTTCTTGGATAAAGTTCTGAAGTTCTTCAGAGATTTCAAAATCTTCTTCCATAGCTTCAGCAGAAGCTGACTTCTCTGCCGGAGCAGCTTTGCGCGATGACTGTGAAGATGCACTAGTATCTTTGCCAATCTTCTTCGAAGCTTTAGCTGAAGGAGGAACATCTCCTTGCTTAACTAGTGCTGGACCAAGGTCTTCAGCATCATTAGAATATGCTCCTGATGGAGAATCAGCTCCTGGATTAGCAAATGCTTTGCTGTCGTCTGGGTTAGACTTTGGGCGAAGAGTTGCTGAATTTGGATTTGTGTTGTTCGCATCTCGATCAGGAGACGAATCGTTCGACTCCTTCATAAGAATAGCCTTTGCAGTTTCAGATAGTGACTTAGCCATGGTAGATTTCTCCTTTATATTAATATTATTTATGTTACTTAGAGTTTAGAGATGAAGTTTGTGAATACTTTAAGAGCCACAGCTTCTATATCATTCCGAGAAGCTTCAGATATCATTTTCTTTGCTTTATCGTACTGATACATAGTCCATTTGCCATTCTCAAGGATCCAGTCGCAGTTTTCCATAATGCCTCGGACAAATGCTTCCGGCGCCGAAGGATCTGCCACAATATCGGCTGCTGTAGCCAAATGAAAGTCATCCTGGACAAGTTGATAGCCATTGTGTGCGCGAAGAGACCCTACGCCTCTTGTAGACACACCAAGACTAGCTCCACCATCTAATAAACTCTTAACAATCTTACCATTAGGAGTATCTAATATCTTCGCTTTACCAATAAAATTATTGCCATCTGCTCGAAGGCTTGTGATCATATGTGATACACGGTCTAAATTGATTGTGGGTGAATCTGGATGCCCTAGTTCACCAAATGCTCTATTCTTGTTTACATAGTCAGTATTATATCTATTGACTTCTTTTTCAAGAATATGCCGAGGATACATCCGACCATTCTTATTCTTGACTTCGCTCTGGAGAAAGATACCCTCGATGTGTGGCACTTTTTGGCCAGTCTTAGCGTCTTCAGTCATAAAATATCGAATGTCGTTTACTTGTTCTTTAATTAACTTCATATTATTTAATTCCTAATCTGGATCTTTTTCTCAGCGACATAGCTCTCTTCCGGAGTGTTCTGGATAGTTTAGCCCGGCGCTTGAGTTTACCTCTTCGCTGACCCATTTTTCTATGCCGTCTTTCAGTAGGAGACATCCGAGTAAGTTTGCCTCCGCGAAATGTTAGGCCAGGTGCAGTCGATACTTTCTTGCGCCGTTGAACAATACCATTTCGTATACGAGCCTTGACAATTTTGAATCGAGCTTCATCAAGTGATTTTTTTTCTTTTGTTATCTTGACAGGCCGAGTATAGTAATCTGTAGGTTCTCTATGTTCCCCATATGAAAGGATTGAATATCCTTGATTTTTTAGTTCTTTATGCTTTGGATTACTGAGCACTTGTTGTTTAGCCCGCTCCGGAGTTTTATGAGGATTATCATGTCCGGACATAGTAACATGATGGATCACTACATGTTTAGGATGAGATTTTATATAAGACATTTTATAATCAACAGTTTCATCAATTTGGTCGTTATCTTGCATATAATCAGACACAGAATTCATATAGTCTGCTGCTTTTGTAATTTTAGATTGTGTCCAAGCTTCAAGTTCTTTATTACCTTTAATTTTAGACATAATGTTCTTAGCATCTTTAGTGAGCGCCATTAATTCAGACCGAGCCATAGAACTTTCATCGCCAGCGCTATCTTCTTCTTTTATGCTAGAATTCTTGGCTTTCCATGCAGTAGCATATGCGATAGATTTTTCTTTATCTGTCAATCCATTCTTTGCATATTTAGCTTTGATGTGCTTAACCATTCTTTCATACTTAGCACCAGGAGGAGCTTTTTCTTTAAGTTGATCCCGATCACCTTTGCTGTCGCGATTTACATTGTTTGGATTGAACATAGCATCAAAACCACCTTTGACGCGATCATTAGGTGTTTCATCTGGTATATTTTTAGATTTATTAGTAGAATTAATTAAATCACGGATTGGATCATCTGGCATTTTAAGGACTTCATCGCGTCTATCTTCAACATTATCGCTTCTTCTCATATTACTAGTATCGAGTTCAAAAATAGCAGACTCTTCTTTAATAACATTCTTAGCAGCAATCATCTTTTTCATCTCGATGATCTTGCGCTCTGCGATATACTCTAGATTTTCACGGACAAGCTTTTCAGCACCACTAAAATTCTTATTGATAATATCATGGATTATTTTTGTCATTGTGCTGGGCCGAGATTGAATGCTACTGGATCAGCAATCTGCCCTGCTTCATAATCTGCGCTATTCTTGCGTAGATCGATAAACAGAGTAAATGTTTCTCCGGCTGCATATCCTGCTGTAGTTATCATTACATTACCTGTTGTATTAGCAACAGCATTAGGATTAGAAATGGTTGCGCCATCACCCATGCTCTGGAAGTCATAATCGAATCTATTACTTTTACCAAATGTAACTATTGCTACATTAGTTTGAGCAGCAGTGCCGTGCCATTGCAGAGTAGATATGCCATTGTTTGATTGGGATGCACCAGCAATTCTCTTAATCGTTGTTCTATAATTAGACTTTCTATCTGTACCGCCCGTCTTGATTTGACCATTAGCATTTAATGAATATGCTAGTAATGATGCATCCAGTAATACTGTATTTGCATCAGCACTACCATCAGAAACAAAAACATACTTGAGCAATGATCTTTTAGCTGTATCGATTATGTTTTGTTGTTTAATTACATTTGCCATTTATTAATACCCCAGTGCGAAATTGACTGCTTTTCTGAATGATTCTTTGCTCTCACTCAGCATTTTCTCAAACTTAGCTTTATTCTCAGTATTCAAAGATTCATATACAGTAAGAACCTTTTCTGCAATATTAGTATTTATATCAATTAGATTCTCATTTACAACAATATTATTGGATGAGCCACTTTTGACGAATTCTCTGATCTGATTTATGATAGTTTCTTCTGATCTGGCAGCGAAATTTCTATTTTGTGCATTTTGCTGGGCAAGACTTGCTACGCCTTGACCTGTAACAGCCTTCGCTGCTTCTGGTTTTGCTGATAAGCTAAAGTCTCTATTAGCAGTTACTTTATTGGGATCAACTTCTTTTTCGGATGCTCCTTCGCCGTCGGCTGATGCTAAAGCTGCTGCACCGGCTCCCACTAAATAGTCTTTGCCTTTACTAAGAGCTTTTCCAAGCAAATTTCTTCCCCAACCTAACGCTCTTCCCACCACTGGCGCAGCGACTCTGGCAGCTCCCGCCCCCAATGCAAGCAACGGCAGCGCCTCATCCAACTTTTCTTGTTCTGCTTGATTCTTCTCTTCTATTTTCTTATAAAATTTAGATTTTACGGAAGACTCTTCTTTGAATAATTTACCTATTCCCTTTGCTGCTAGCTTTCCAGCACCTATAACTAGTTTTCCCGCACCATATGCTGCACCAGCAGCACCAGCAGCGATGAGCGCATGCGGATCTGTGCCTCCTCCCGCAGCATTGTGTATTGCTGATGTAAATCCACCAATACTACTAATCTTCTTATTTTTCGCTTGTTGATCTATATCTTTTTTAGTATTAGTAATTGCTTGATTAGCCGCGGCTTTTGCTCCCACCTGAGCAATTTCACCTCCCCATGGCCTACTGTATCCAGGTTTTTGAGGTCCATTCGGTCCAACAGGTCCAAATTTAATTTTATTACCCGTGCGCTTAATTGTTCTTTTATATTTTTCACCTGCTATTGCTGCTCTTGCTGCTTCTTCAGGGGTATCATCTGTAGGAACAGATTGCGTGGCGCGAGCAACCACTGCTCTTTGAGCCACTGCTTGAGATATCTCTTCAAGATTCTCTTCATTAACATCTACAAGAGCACTCTTTTCACCAAAAGCAATAGATATATATTTGTCTAATGCTTGAGAATAATACAATCCCACTGTCTGCCCACTACCAAATTGTCTAACAGACTTTCTCTTTAGCATAATCATAAAGGGTATTTTTTTAGACCAACTATCTTCTTTTGATTCTTTTTCTGATTCATGCATATCATGCCGCATAACATCTTGCTTGACCTTGGTGTATACTTGCTGTGAATGAAGAACTTCATCCATGAGCGAATCGAGAAGATCGAGGAGAAGCTTTCTTTCAACGGGGCTTAATTTGCCTGAATCTTTTTGTAAAGCTCTTTTAAGCATAGGTATTTTTTTAACATCAAACAAACCAGACCGAGCCAATGCAGTTAGTTTCCGCATATCATCGTCTTTTTCAACTATAAGATTATAAGACTCTCTAATCTGCTTGATATTAATCATTATACTAAGCCTTTTTCTGCCCAAAATATTGCTGGGCCATTACAATCTTTCTTTCTTCGAGTTTCTCTACAGCCTTAGTTGTAAGAGAAGCATTAAAGTTTGTCTTCATCTCATCTAGATTGTTAGTAATGATATTCTTAATAGCTTCTTGGACGCTCATATACATATCTCCTTTTAATATATTTATTCTTCTATAATAGAACACTTAAATAATGCTACTTGTCCACTTATACCATCACTAGTTTGAGTAATGGTTGAATCTACCATATGAGGACCTGATATGACTCTTAGTTTTGTACCTCGGGGTAAAATCGTTTCCATTTCACCTGTAGCATCAGATATATTATCTACATATATCGATTTCTGCCCTTCTTCGATATCTATTTCAAATACGACGCCCGCTTCTTGATTCAAATCTGAAAACTGATCTATAGCTGTATCATGATCTAATGATGTTGATATATATCCTCTAAAGATATAATCTTTGCCTGGTTTAATTTTTCTAAAGTCGTATCTGGCCGACAGTCCAGTATATGTAGTATAATGAAATGGTGCACCTGTTTCTTCAAAAGCAGCATCTATATTCTGTATTTTTTGTGCTACAGCATTGGCTTGATCTGGTTGTGTTTCAGGATCAAATCCTTTATATAGATACCGATTAATACTAGTAAAGTCTGTTCCAGTATATGCTTTGATAGCATCAACTTCTTCTGGAGTAAATAGAGTTGGTTGATAAAAATTACTTAATTGAGTAGCAAGTGCTATGACTTCTTTTGTATTTTGTTTCTGATAACTGTTTTTTATATCATCATTTGTTTTAATTGCTTGAATAGTTTTCTTTTTTTCTTGATCAAAATGCTTAAAACTATCCACACTAGTTTTAGCAGTTGTCTTAGCTATATTATCATCGATTGATTGAAGTGTTTTACCATCTTCTTGTTGTCCTCTGAATGGCAAAAGTTTATTATTTTTGACAATATACTTAACAACGCCCGTTTTATCTGCATAGCGACCAAATCCAACATATGTAAGACTCATAGTTTTAGCCATCTTAGCAGCTTCTGATGATGGTTCTCTCATCATCGATGCTGTAAGCCCTTCATTCAGAAACTGACTGAATTTGGAAATTGACATATTATGCGATTTCCATCGTGTCGTTGATGAATCTCATTTTCTTTTTATCAATCAATGGATCTTCTTGTTCTTTTGTGCTACCATCTTCTTGTTGAACTTGTGGTTGCTGTTGTGTCTGTTGAATATCTTGGCTTGGCGTAGGAGGAGGTGCATTAGCAGGCACTTGAGATTGAACTGGTTGCCCATTAGCATCTAGCTGAACAGGATTACCATTTGCATCAGTAGGTTGTGCAGCAGCAGCTTCATCAGCCATCTGAGCATCCAGTTCTTCAATATCTTCATCTGTCTGTTGCAAAATATTCTTTCTAACCCATTCAGCAGAATAATATCGCCCAACATATGGATCGACTAATTGTAATGTTTGTATTCTGGCTGTTATTAACTCTGCTTCTTTAAGTTCAGTGAAGTTATTATCTTTCTTATAATCATACCAGATATTCTCTTTGAATGTTTTCCATTCTTCTTCTGTACATACTTTTTTAAGCAATAGTTGAACACGGAGAAGATCATCGAATAATGTTGAAAACTTATTTCTTAAGCGTTGGACAAACTTATTAAACTTAAGTTCATCCCGTGTAATTTCTGTTGTGCGACCTAATGAAAATCCACTCGATGATTCAAGGCGCGATACTGGAACGCCAAGGGCCCGATATAATTTCTTTTCGAAATACTTAACATCTTCAAGTTCGCCCAAATTCATAGCACCTGGTAATGTTGTGATCTCAGTTCCTTTGGACCCTTCCCTCCGGGGCAACCAAAAATCTTCGAGCATTGAGAGGTGCTTTCGATCATCTTTTATTTCACCTGTCGAATTACAAGTATAGATACCTGCATCTAGTGCAAACGTATGATAATCATGATAAATCTCAGTCTTATCGATACCTAAAGTTCCTACATCCATTCTTTCTTCTAAGAATGCTATAGAAGTGATTTTATGATTTTTATATGACACAGATTCTTTATATTGATTATATCTATCATATCCCTTCTTTTGAGAAATTCTTGTGAGATCCTTTTCTGTGAAGGGATCTATATTATTTCTATTTCGAATTTTAACATTTTCATTTAATTTTTTCCATGAATTCATATCTACATTATTATTGATATGGTCTATAGCATCTTTAGATACTAACTTTTGCATAGCACAATCATACACTAGATTAAAAATTTCATCAGTATATTGTATAGTCTGTCTATTACTATGTTCAATTTTAGAATCTTCTTTAGACCACCGAGCTATATTACAAGTCTTTCTCATCCCATTCATCTGATCAACTGAACGATTTCTACCTCGTTCTGCTGCTTCTTGACGACTTTTAATAGTCCAACCATCCGAAATTGCTTGACCAAATTTATCATTAAATTCTTTATCTTTTAATAATTTCTGAAGTCTATCATTACCCTTTTTAGATGCTTTTACTATCTCCTCGTGCGACATATTGAATGGGTGAGTGCCTTGTTTACGATGTTTATCTTGTAATTTCTTTCCGTTCTTTTTACCATTTTCCACTAAAGTTTCACGAGGAACAATGAAAAATGGAGTATTTGTATCTCGGCGTCTCTGGGCAGTAATTTTACCGCCCTTCTTACCAGCTTCGGACGCAAATTGTCTATGATAATCAAAATGATCATTCCGATTCATTCTTGATAGATTATCAGGAACATTATTATATCGATCAAAATTGATATGATGTACTGTGTTTTTCAATTTTTCACTATGTTCTTTTAGATATAACATTTCATTTGGAATATTAAAGGAATCTTTCCATTGTGAGACTAATCTATGTGTGAATTGCCATTTCTTAGATTCATTCTCAAATATTTGCTGATATGTATTTTTACCTGCAATCACAGGGGTTTCTCGTGTATAATGAGGAATCATAGAATCACCGACAATCAGATCCTTGGCCTCAACTTTACCCTTGCCCCAGACAGGAAACTTATGATCCAATGTGCATGTAATAGTTTTGCCATTATCTAATGTAAGTTTCATGACTTTTTCATTAAATCGGGTGACACCAGCGGATGTTACCAGACCTGGAGCAAATTTACCTGTAACAGGATCAGCAGAATATACCCAAAGTTTTTTACCAGATTCAAATTCTTTCTGAAGTTCACTGATATTCAGTGTTCTGCCATCCAATAGTGGAATAAGTGTGTCCATAGATAGACAGCTATCGTATACTAACTTATTTCGATATTTGACCATTGTATCACGAAGATATTGTTCGGCTTTGATAGTTGACATATTACCAACATCAACATAGAATACACGGCGTTCAGGTGCCCGAGACAGTCTATAAATGACTGTAGCATCTTCGACCATTCTTAGTTGATTGAGTGGCTTGATAGCTTTATGTAAATATGAAAGCACCATCGCTCTCTTACCATCCATAAGGCCAGAATTAACATTGACAACAGCATCTACTGCTATCTTTGCGCCTAGATTCGAATGTGCTCCGATCACGCCTCTTTCATTATAAAGATAATATTCTGACTGGCGCTTAATAATTTCCATGCCAGTTCTGCTATCTTTTGTTTTTTGAATTTCACGAATCTTGCGGATCCGCCGAGGATCGATATATCTTAGCTCTTCAATTCCTCTCTGAGGGCTTTTATCATTAATGACTACATGGTAAAATAAGCGCCCATCAATATACCAACGCCTATAAATATCATGCCCCATATTACCGAAATCTAGTAACTTAAGGATAAAATCAAATTCTTCATTGATTCTTTTTTTGATTGTATCGGGTTGTTTTAGGTCATCCAGATTTAACTCAACACCTTTGCCGTTATCGTCATTGACAATAGATTCATTGACAACATCATCAATAGCTGTTTCAAGTTCGGGTTGCATTGACATTTCGCGATACCGAGTGATCAGCTCGATTTCATTTCGAACAACACCATCCAGATCGACATATGTGCCATAATACGATCCTGATTGGATCGTGACAGCACCATCCATATTCTCAGGAATAGAGAATGTTTTGTTTTTAATGTCTTGGTCTTGCGGAGTCTGTTTATTGCTGCGACCAATTTCAAATCCGAATAGTGTTAATGCCATTCATAATTCTCCGGTGATTAACGAGGAGAATCGATCTCCTCGTTATAATTATATATAACTTATTTTAACCAGCTACTGGAACAGTATTAGTTCCTGCATCGGTCGTGTCACTCTCCCACCATTGATAGGCAAAAGTCACTGCATATTCTTCAATCGTATCGTTTGCACCCCAATCAAGTTCAATCGGGCTAATATCAACTGGGAACAATCCAACAAAGTTATATTTCTTAAGAACTTTGCCAGTCTTACCGTATTGATAGACAGTCGCATCTTGCTGATATCCGCCTGCTCCCTGTATAAATGATGCATTTCTTAGATTAGCAGCATGCGAATTCATTCCGCTCATCCACTTTTCAAATGCATTACGGATCACAAAGTCTTCATCATTGATGATTGTAACAGTCCATTCAGGGAATGATCTATTGCCAGCAAACTTAAGTTCACGGCCGAAGTAGAATACAGGTACCTGATTCACTGTTGACCCAGGTAAATTTGCAGTCTTACACATAAATGTAAACTTCTGATTAGCGCCCGAACCCGAAGCGAAGCCTGTTGGTGTAGATGATGTTGTCGCAAGGATTGGAAAATTTAAAGTGCACCGAAACAGATTTGGTCTTGCACCGTCAGTTACCATCTGCGATCTAAACTCTTGGACTCTAAAAGCCATATTTTTAACTCCTTTTTTCTTATATTTATGCTATTTTTTAAAACTTACCAACAATTTCTTCAAAAGATACACCAGTTCGGACTGCTATAAAGTTTAGTTGGATGAAGTTAATGCTTCTCGCTGGCTTGATATAAATGTCGCCAATAAACTCGTTTCTATCAATAACTTCAGGAGTATTATTTGTGCTATCACAAACGACTTTGAAATCATATATGCCGCGTCGGCCTTTTACATCACGGAGATATGGCTCAATTAGAGAGACGAACTGTGACCGAGTAAACTCATCATTGAATTCGAATAGTGAGTATCTTGCGGCTCTTGCGATAGCCTTTTCAAGAACAATAAAGAGTCTGCGAACATTGATTCTATCAAAAGCAGATGGCTTAGCTAGAAGAGTTTTATCTCCGAATAGTACAGTACCTTCACCTGGGAAAGTAACAATAGGATTAATACCATTCTTGTAAAGGTCATCTCTGTTAGCCTTAGTTGGATTCCAACCGAGTTTAACAGCATTTTTGATTTGGCCGCGATTAAAGCCAGCAGGTGAGAACCAAGGGTCTCTTTGATAATCTGTGCGAACACAAAGCCCTGCGATGTCTCCATTCATTGGTACCCAACGATAAACATTGTTATACTTATCGAACTGATACTTCCAAGTTGAGTCCATCACAACATATGATGACGATCGGCCTAAAGAATTTTTATAATCAATAATATCACTAGTTTCTTCACCAATATTGTTTACACAGTTAGCTTTTGCAGGTGAAATAAATGCTACACAATCTTTTCTTGCTTCGCAGATATTATCAATAACATATTGCTGGATTGCAATGCTATGATCGCCTGTAAGAATCAGTGATACATCAACTTCTTCAGGATTAATGAACTTATCATATGCAAGCTGGAGTGTTCCCTGAGTAGCGGTCTGATATACACCGTTGGCTAGTGATTTTGTATATTCAACAGCCGTGCCGGTATTAGCATAATTAGTATTGGCCGCTGCACTGCCCCAGGCAGGAGCTTGCGCCATACCGTTTGCAGCTAGTGCATGGTTCATGATATAGATATACTTTGACTTATCATTAATAACATTTACATAGTAGTTTGAAGAGCCATCGTCAGTCTTAGCATCTGAGGCCTTTGAGACATAAGCAAACTTTTCTAGAACAGTATTTGCAAGCCCTGTAAACTTACCATTTTCATCAATAATGATGATGTGCATCTCATCATTTGCGCCGCCGACGCCGGAAGTAAACGTACTTGTTCCAGGAGCAGTATCAAATTGATCATAGTATGTCCAAACAGCAGAAGAATTCCATGTATTTGGTGCTGCTGTATTTCCTGTAAACATAGATACTTTTAGGCTGTTTCCAAGCTCACCTGGATATCTGGCTGCGAACATACCATATGTGTTTGAATTTGGTATAGCAATAAAATTAGCCTCGTAAATATCACGGTTATTAATGCTAGCCGCCGTGCTACCAGAAGTCGAATTTAACTGGACTGAGCTATTAGATGCGCGAATGACTCTAAGGCTCTGTGCATATGATAGGAAGTTTGCAGCTGTAAAGAATGAAACGAATGTGTTAGAATCTGGCTTGCCAAAAGTATTGACAAGTTCTGTTTCATTTGAAATGTACATGATCTTATTAGCAGGTCCCCAAACAAAGTTTCCTACATACGCGCCTTCCGTTGTTCCCACAGAAGGAACAATAGTCGTCAGATCGACTTCAGATACATTGACACCTGGTGATAGTTGAAACGCCATTTTTTTATCTCCTTTTAGGAAGGTTTATTATTATATCTCGTATAATATATATTTAGTTTTTTACACTATTCAACATAATATCACAACCTATGCTTATTACTCAGTGTATCAAAATCGACATTATCAAATACGAATTTTCTTTGCCTGTCTAGCACCCACAATTCTTTATCTCCCATGTCATTATCAAGATTGTCATTTAACCCATTATCAATGATTCCAAAGGGTACTATATCATTATCCATGACTTCAAGCTGTTCTTTCTGAAGGACTTGCCGTATATCATTATTTATATTTTGCTTGAAATACTTCTGGGATGCTAACCAGCCGAAATGGACCATAGTCATAGCCAGGTCATCATGGGATCCTTCTTCAGCAGCAAATGATGCTTTACTTGATGAAAATGTAGTGAATTCTTTGATAGTGTCTTCATCATATACTAACAACTTATCCGATTCGATAAGCGTTTTAAGATTAGCACACCCTATTTTCTTAGTCTGGACAGAAGTTTTAAGCCCATGTGCGATCCTTCTAGTATAGCCACCTGTAAATTGCTGGCCTTGTTTACCCTTCATTTGAATTTTGATTAGATTGTCATAGTTCAACTCATAATGGAGAATATCTGCTACCTGGAGCCCAATAGAATTGATTTCTACCAATATAAAAGCTTCATTATATTTCATGCCAGCAGTGTATAGCACTGTTGGGAATAGCATAGGTGATATAGCATTATTCCTATACTTAGCGACTTGCTTATATGGAATGCTTGTCACATCGATGATCGAAAATGTCGAATAGTCTAATCCTTGCCCCTCTGCTACATCTGCTGTTAGAACATATGTATTACCAGGAACTGGCATTTCTATTATGTCCATATAACCGTCATGAGCAATAGCATCTTTTGAAGTAGCAAACATTTGTTTGATTTTAGGTCCGCTGATCAAAGTATTAGTCGATCCGAGAAATTCTACATTAAATTCTTGTTGGAATTGTTCAGGTGATGTATTTCGGATAGTCTCTTCTTTCCATGCTTCATCTCTACCAGGAATAGCAGACCAATGTACTTCAATAGGCACATAATCCGATTTCTTTTTTTCAGCATTATTCCACATAGTATAGAAATGATTCATGCCTTTGGGAGTACTTACAATGATAATCTTAGTGTCTGTACCAGCGGTAATAACTGGATATGTTGAAGTAAAGAACTCTTCTGCTACATTATTTGGAACGAATGCGAATTCGTCAAGAAGGATCATATCATATGAACCTGACCGAAGACCGTCTGCTGATGTAGCAAATGCGCCGATCTTTGATCCATTCTCTAGCTCAATATTACCTTTGTTCCATTCAATAATACCCGATTGGAGCCATGTAGGTAGATTTTCATATGCTAATTTAAGTCTTTGGAGTAGGCCATTGGCCGCGGCGCCTTTATGAGCCAGAACTGCCATATTAAAGTTTTCATTAAACAACAAAGAATGGAGAAGATACGCGATAGTTGTAATAGATTTCCCACTTTGTCTAGGAATCTTACATATAACAAATCGATTTTTCTGAAATGTATGAATCATTTCTTCTTGAAAATCATATAGTAGAAATGGTTGAACGCCTTTACCAAGAACAACAATTTTCATATATGTTTTGATGAAATATATCGGATCGGCCATGCATTTCGCATATTCATCGATCTCATACTGAGACATAGCAATATTAGTGAATGCTCTTCGAAGCCTAGGGTTGCCATTATATCCCAGATTTTTAACCATTATTTACCTATTCTTTAACTAATATATTATTTGAAATAGTATTCATAATTAGTCGTATTCACATTCACTCTGTATTCAGAAGCGCCGTTAGTAATATGAAATTTTTTGACTATATCTGTCGATGGGCTAAGCGTAATCATCCTTCTGATTTCAGGTTTATGTTTCATTATATAATTTGCCATCTTTAATATTATATTCCGCCCACAGCCCGGAGCATAACTCCATACACTATAAAATACTGCAATGTCAGGAATCAGACAATCTTCAAATAGCTGCTCTGTACTATTGGGTATAGTGTTTTGATAACTCACGCATATGATTGAAAGAGGTAATTCAGAAATTTCAGTATCGAGTAGCACAATAACTTCTTTGTTTTTACCAATTCTCGATTCTGCTGATATTTCAGGCCTGACAGGATCTTGCTCGATGAATTCTATAAAATTATCTTGCATAGTGCTGATGATATGTAACATTACCTATTCTTCAATTGATGAAGTAATTCTGCTGTTGTACCCACAAAAACAGCTTTATCGATAGTTACATTAGTTTCATCAAGTTTTTTATTATTGTCACCACCTTTTAGATCCTTTGTCTTTTTCTGAAGATCAAAAAGGTCTTTAGTGGTATCAGCAACAGTTTTCATCAGTGTTGCCATAACTTCATATGCTCTTGGCGATTCACTTTCTTTGGCTAAGTCTCCGATACCCTCAATAGCATCATTACCTTTATTGATAAGGTCGCGGAATGTTCTTCGTGCTAATCGATAATCCTCATCTTGATCAGCCTGATTCTCAGTAGGAGCATCAATAACTGTTTGCTCGGATCGGACAACTAGCGGTAGCTTTTTAGCTGCTGCTGGTATAATATCAACAATATTCTCTATACCTAAAGCATTAGATAGTGCATCACCTGTTTTCATGATTATGTATTCGGCCATTCTGTAATAACAGTAGTGTAACCAAAGTCCTCTCCGGGCTGAGCAGTATTAGGCTTAGGAGTAATATCAATTACAGCCAACTTAAGTGGTGTAGCATCAAAGCTCTCGATAGTGTATGAAGCATTTGTTGATGTTGCTTTTATTTTATTTCCGACATTAAATGTTCCCTGGGCTGCTCCTATTTCAAGTTTATTTATAGTCGGATTCCAGCTCATGACAATGCCGTATGCATTAGCAGTCGATGGGTTACTTCCCTGATATATTGTATCTTGAATCATGAATGTGCCGTTATTACCATTCTCAGTATTTATTCTTATTATGTTACCCCGAACAATAGACGGATCATTGAATATATTTGTGATGCTTCTCTTGATAATCTTGGGCTTAGAAATGGGCCCATAATAGTTAGCCTTGACTGTAAATGCAAGTGTCCAGTGTATATACCGAACAGAATCAAAGTTTCCCTCATACTCAACATTGTTTGATACACTAGTCAATATGACAGGAACATCTTTGAGGAATCCAAGTTCAGGTATAGCATTGATCGTCACTGTATAGTCTGGATTAAAATATGGTAATATTTGCTCGACAATATGAGTACCATCATCGATATTCTTAGCATAGATGTTCAGTTCAAATGTTAGATCATAGGGCACGCCCATATACATCGAATTTGACTTGGATGCACTATCTGCTTTAGCATGGCGAAGGAGTGAATTCTGTTTCCTAGTAGCATCATATGCCATGCTCCGAATCTCAAATGACATGCGGGGAAGTGTAATCTGTGTTTCTCTTTGAAGATCAGGATCAGAATTAATTCGGGTTATATACTTATCTTTGGGACCATATATGATCGGAACATTCATTCGTTTCAGTTCGCTGCCAGTATCCTTATCTTTTCGAATAACTGTGATATCATTGAAAAGGCTTCCAAAAAGGATTACATACTTCCGAGTGAGTTGATAATAAAAATATGAATTATGGAGCATTATGGTGACCCAAACGGATTATTTTCTGACAGATCAATAAAGTTATTAGCTTCTGTCTGAAGATTTCTATTATCATATAGATCATAATCTACAAAGTCGCCCAGAGTGTCTGTGGCTGATACTCTATATTTAGCATTGGATGATACACCCGAGATATTTCCGCTTGTGCTGAATTCGCCCACAATATTGATCAGAAGCAATTCCAAACCTGCACGATCCCAATCTTTGACTTCTGCTTGTGCAGTAGCATATGCGATATTAGCACCCTGATATACAGATTCGCCGATAAAGTAATCGACATTTCCTGTTGGATTAGAAACATTGATCTTGATAGTATATGTTGTATGAGTAGCAATAGCATCGACTTCAGCAATGCCCGTTTTAATATCTTCGTTGCTAAAGCGGAACATTTCTGCCCGCATTTCATAGATGTATGGATTTCTGTTACCCAACGAGAAGAACATCAATTCTTCTTCGATAAACTTTATTTCAAATAGTTTATTGAGAGTTGGAATAAAGATCAGATCGCCTTCGCGTGGCCTTGTCGCAATAACAGAAGGTACATATCGTTCAAACTCTCTTCGGCCGACAATGAAATTGGATGTATCACGAACTTCAAGACCAAACTTTGAAAAGAAGTCACCATCACCTTCATAGCCTTCGACGTTAGCCAGATAGAATGCCATCAGATATGCCCGGTCGAATTTAGAGTTTACATTTTCGCCTAAAATGAAGTCATCTTCATCAAATGATTCGCGAGGTAGATAATAACAGTTATGGCCCATGATCGTAATAGATTCATTAACTACATCTTCCATTAACTGGACTTCTGTAGTTGGTATGGCTGAAAAATTATTGAAATAGCTGGAGACCGGGCTCATTTAAAAATTATCCTCAACCAACAAGGAAATTTGGAGGTTGCTGGTAGGTCGATACAATCAAATCTTCAACCTCTTTGACTTCGGTAACAGCTTCTTCATAAATTTGCTGCCCATTCATTGTGATACCCCCAGGTAATTGCATACCACCAAACTTCTTCATATTGTTGCCCCACATTTTCTTGATATAAGCAGTGGCTAATCTTTTAAGCATTCTATCATTGTATACTCTAGGATATGTGTTTGGATCAGCAATATAGAACTGTTCTATGATAACATACTCGCCGGGTGTATACATTGCCCAGTTCCAATCGATATAAAGCTTGTTTGTGTGTCTATTGAATCGAATAGGTTGTTCCCCTGAGAATAGCATATCAAGTGTTCGGAGATGCTGCATAGTCAGAGCATAGTTCACATATGAAGTTGATGTGAAGTCATATAGCTCATGAAGGCGCAACTGGTACCGAAGATCAAACATATTTACAGTAGAATTTGATGT